TAATCTTTTTTATTTTCGTAATCTTTTTTCAATTTTCTTCCTCTGTAGTTCTATTTTGATTTTACTAGTTGTCGCACTACTCAATATACTGAGTAATGTAGGCAACTTACCATACTTAACTACCGCGTCATTTACATCTTTAACATCGTCATCCCACTCAGGAATACTTACACTATAACCTAGTTCTAATGCTCTATCACACGTTTCTAAACCTGTCTTATCTCTATCAGGGATAAAGATAATACGTTTATTAAGTTGTGCTAGAATTTGTGCTTGGTCTTCATTAATTGAATTGTGTGTTAACGCACAAGCATTTAAACTTAATGCGTCAAAGATACCTTCAACTAACAAACATACTTCCCAATTGGGTTTCTGAAAGTCATAGCCAAATACATAGCCTGGTTGTTGCTCGTTAATATACTTAGGGATTTTGTTATCTAAGAATCTGCTCGTATGACCTACAATTTTATTCTTGTAAGTATAGGGGATAATAATTCTGTTTGACTGTCTGCCAGTGTCATTAGGTGTAACTAAGAACGGGTAGTCATTATAATTTATCAACCTCATAGACAGATAATCAACGTATACTTTGTGTAATGGATTATTAATATCAATTAACTCACCTTCAGGCAGTGTGTGTTCTTTAAATTTTATTTTTGATTTTTGCTTTTTAAGTTGAGTAAAGTCTAATAAATCTTTATGTTGTAAACTTTCTAAACTCCACTTTTGTATTTGCGTGGGATCAATACCTGACCACAATAATATATTTTTAGTATTTTGAGTAATGCTTTTACCCAACATAAACCCACATTTAAATCCACAGTTAAAGCAATGATATGACCAATTGTATTGCCCATCAAACTTGATACCACCTCGCCCACGTTTATCAGTTTTGTGCCCACGCTGGCTACAACAGATAGCATTAAAACTATGCCATCCGCCGTGCGTGAGTTTTTTCTTTCCGGGAATTACTGATAGGATATCAAACATCTATGTAGTATAACACAACTGTCATAGATAAACAATAGTTTAGGTTGATTATCTTGACAATATATTGGTTACTGCACCGTTATTGCTTTCAAATTGCATTCTGATATATGGATGATAGCCTTGAACAACATAACCTTTTGTATCAGTTTCGGCAGTATAGGTATCGGTTAATATGGGATACCAATCACCATCAACAATAGTAGAACCTTCAATAACAATATTGCCATAGAAGTCACTATATTGTGCTTGTAGTGTTAGTATTGGGCTATCATTGGTATCAATTACACTGGTATAATATGTGATGTTGCTCTCTCCATTACCTTCTGAATGTAAGTTAGGGAAGTCTTGTCCAGTAGGAATACTGATTGGCATTGATGGAATAAAACTAGGTAATATACTATTAACAATATTCATATCACCACGTGCTCCGGCATTGCTGTCAACAAACACTGGATAGTCAAACTCACCGACAGGAATCTCTAATGAATAATAACATTTTTGTGCATCAATACTTGCTAGGTCTGCTGAATTTAAAAACAATGCGGCAATACCGGTTGCAGGTAGTTGTAGTGTCAATGCTTTTTGTATTAGGACCTCATTACCTTGATAATTGATAATTCTACAGACTATTGATTTTCCTGTAATATCTACAGGTTTTTGTTCTTGGTTTAAGAACTGAAACTGAATCTGATTATCTACACCTTTATTAAGTGTGAGAGGTTTGGCATACTGAGGCATATAGCTCCTTGGGGAAAATCCTGTTAAAAGTATAACGATTTGTCTTTGGGTATAGACGAAAACTTGAGTTGAGTACATACTGATATTTATCAAAATATATTGCCAGGTAACCCTGTGATAAATATTTCGGACAGAATAACAACAATGATACAAAACGAGTTTTTCAACAAATTAACACTAAATCACCCGTTCATAACCATATGTTCTCATGCCAACCAAGATTACGTTGGAATAGTACAGAACAGGGATGATATTGTAACTACTATCTACGATTATGGGGCTATCGTAGATAGTGATGCCAGAGAAAAATTCTTAGAATTAGGTGATATTTGGTGGTGGGAATCTAATAGACTTATACCAATTAATTTGTTTCTAAAACAAGAATGGACTGTTTTTAAACCCTATTTACGCACATTCAATAACAAAAGCTTAACTATCATTCATGGTCCTACTTGTAGTATAAGCGAACTTAATAAACGTAGGAGCAAACGCCGTAGTATTACATTAGTGAAACGAATTCTTTAATTCTGTTCTTCTAACAAATTCATATGTACTACAACCAGCTGTGCATAGGCTACAGCATGACTCTTTTTAAAACTATATCCCTCAGTATTCTTATCCCATATAGTATTTGATACTTCTTTCCAAGCTTGACCAATCAAGTGCTTTTTTGCAGGTCTAATTAATGCTAAAAACATAGCTAATCTAGGGATACTATTCACAGACTCTGGCATCTTTTGCAAACTCTGATAATGATTTCCCAAGTGAATTAACTTCTCAACAAATTCTCTTTTGTTTAAATTAGCCCAATTAGGCTCACGCATCAACGTAGCTAAATGTAATTCATCACGAACCTGACTATAAACATGAACATTCAATAAATCTAATTTAAAATATCCTCGTTGTTCAGCTTCAACATAATCAATTGCTGCCATATCATTAACTGGATCGTATGGTATATCTGTGATATAAACTCCAGTGGCATGTTTACGCATTGGATTAGCATTACGCATAGCGGCAGGAGTGTGTTTTATAAGTTGCAATAACTTATCTCTATCACCAAAGTCAATATCAATATCTGAATCTATTCTCATCTTGGGGGTGCTACCAGTTCTGCTTTAATTAATTTAGTATACGCTTTTTGTACAACAATAGCTTGTCTTTCGGCATCTTCTACTGCTTTGTGACTAGTACTATGCCCGCCGTCTTTTAAACTTACACCTGCAATTTCATACAGTGTTCGTGTATCTCTGATTGTCCAGAAAGGCCAAGGAATAGGATTTGGCTTATCACTTACTTGCCGCCAAGCAGACTCCATAACGACACAATCGAAGGAAGCACCATTACTCCACACAGCCCGACGGTTCCAACAAAACTTATAAAGGGTCTCCATGCACTCTTTAAATGGCACACGTCCCCCGTCTCCCATAGCTTCTTCAAGTGCTTCAGGGCTCTGTTCACTCCACCATCGCAATGTATCCTCATTTATACTTCTCCCGTAAATTTCTGTTTGATCTTCCACTGTAGGACGTAGTTCTAATCGTTCAACTACGCCACTACCCTTAGGATCGAATCTTACTGCACCAATAGTTAGTATAACACAGTTAGGTGTTGTATCTAAACTCTCAATGTCAATCATTACATCGTTTGCCATAATAATGCCGCTCCTATTACACCTGCACTGTCACCCAATTTTGCTTTAAAGATAGGTGTATTAAATTCATCATTGAATATAACCTTTTTTATACGTTCGATACCTCGGGTGTATAAGATATCATTATTGCTTATTCCGCCACCAATTACAATACAATCTGGGTCTAATACTTGAACTAAATTAGCAACGGCTAATCCAAACTTATCCAAAAAGCATTCTTGTATCTCTGAAATTTGTAAGTATTCTTTTGTGGATAATTTTTTATTTGTAATATTAAATGCCCATTTATCTATCCCCGAGCCGCTTAACCAAGTTTCTACACATCCGATTCTTCCACAACGACATATTATATTATTACTTGTATCTAGTGTTGTATGTCCCCATTCAGCACTTATGTTATGAAATCCTTTATGTAATGAACTGTTAATTACAATTCCGCCTCCTACGCCTGTACCTAATATCATTCCAAATACGGTACTATATCCATTACCTGCTCCCGATAAGGCTTCTGCTAAAGCAAAACATTGACTATCATTTGCAGTTTGTATCTTACGATTTAATTTAGTTTCTAATATACCTACAAAATCTGTATCATTTAAAAATTCTATGCTGGAATTTTTCATTAAACCAGTTCTATTACTTATAGAACCCGGCATACATATTCCTAATGTATGTTCTTTTGTATTAGTATGGGATAGTGCTTTGTCATAGAGAAATTCTATTTCTTCGTATACAGAATCTGTGGGTAGGCGCTCTCTGAATAATATATCATTAGTAGGTGATAATACACAACACTCAATTTTTGTTTTACCAATATCAACACCAATCTTATTCATAATTGTAATGTTTTCCAAATATATTTCTTCTCTAAGTAATCTTGTAGTTTTATTGCTTCATTTTCATTATTGAATGCTACGCCTTTAATCTCATACATATCTTCTAGGTAGGTAGCATAGTCACCGTTAACATCTTGTGCCCAAGTCTGCCATGTAATCCACATAATATCTAATTCGTCTTTTACAATTGATATGCTAATACCCACTTCTTCACTGCCAATATAGTCAAATAACACATCCAATAGTTTTTTCTTTGTATGAAAGTGTTTAATGTTCTGCCATTTAGGCCATGATAACATAAATTTATTATCTTGTAAAGGAGTTATGGGAAAGGGTGTGTTGTTCATTGGAATTTTAATAAAAATATTAGGTACTTCTTTTCGTCAACAATCTCATAACCATCTGTTATATTACCATTAACAATGTTCATCCTTACGCCATATTGTCCTATAAGGTAATCTTCAAAGTCATATGCGTCAAACTCACGATTTTGTTCCATATATTCTTTACGTACTTTCTTCAATGCTTCCCAATAGTTCCAACGATTCCTTCGTTTATCTATTTCTGGATCGTCATCATCATAGTCTTGTATTTGAGGTATTGTTGCCATCAACTCCACCTCAATGTGAACATAATATAATCTCTTTCATATCTAAACTTAAAACTGATTATATCATCATCGGTTACGCACCATCTACAATGACGTTCGTGTTTGCCAATATTATTTTCTAACCATTTAATTATTTCATTGTATTTGACAAGATTCTTAGCACGTACCGTACATTCATACCAACCGGGTTTAGTGTTTTCCCATCCAGCATCATAATCATAATGTTCATATATCATCCCCACCTCAACATAAAATAACTTGCATTACTATCATTGTAAAAAGTAAACACAGTATGCTTCTCTAGTTCTGGTTCCCAATTAGACCCACTAAAGTCATTGTATATTGGTTTATGATATGCAAAATCAAAATCTTTACCCATGAACCAACCATGCTGTTTTAACTCATGCACTATCTCTAAGGTCCTACTAACATCAATGTATAATATTACTTGTCGCACTTTAACCACGTGCTAACTGAAACAAGATAGCATCACGCTCATCGGTGAAATAAAAATCCATATAATCTTCGGTTACGTGGGTTTCATATTTGTCTCCCGGTAAACCAAATTTTTCTATAACCCAAGCGCAGGTTTCATTCCACATATCATACTTATGATTTGTTCTCCATGTTATACGAACTCTAGTACCCTCCGGCATTTAATAACTCCTTAACTTGTTTCACATTCTCTGGTTCACGATTGAACTTAATCTTCCATAATTCTGGATTGATATAATCAATAACCATCTTAACCTGCGATTCATTTAAACTATCTAAGAACTTCACACCACTATCACTTTGATATAACATCCAAGGACTAAGTTTCCCATTGGTAATACTATGGCATATCTTGTTAGGGTTACCATAACACAAATAGTCTTTAGGTACAATGCCCTCTTTCTCTGCTAAATCCATAGTAGTTTGGACACTACGTGCAATAGCATCTAATGGATCTTCAATACGCAAATACTCAATTAAATATTTTGTATAGACACTATCACTGGCCCAAGTATCAATTTTGATGTTATTTTTTAACAACCAATCTACATATCTACTAATGTTTATTGCATTGATATTTGCACAATGAGTTCCAAACTTTACAAATGCAGTATAATAAGCACTGCGAATAAACTCCTCATATGTTTTTGCCTTTTTAGTTGAAGTATTCTTTTTATAAAACTGTAGCCAAGATTGAAAGCCAATACGATTGCCTTGCATATCTTTATTCATCCAACGTTGTTTGTTTTCGCATAGGTGCTTAGACATAGTAGATTCACGTAGGAATTCTCTATTGCAAAAATCACAACCATACTTGATTGTCTTATCAGTTGCCTCTGTCTTTTTCGTATTGAGTGATATCTTCATCTGTAACCGTTTGGCTTAGTACTTCTATGTCTGCTATTTTTAAATGGGGATAAATTTCTGCAAGATGCATTTTCTTACGTTGCTCTTGTACAAACTGTTTTGAATACTCTGTTAAATCCTCACTATTTGCTTTAGGATAAATTTTTGTAAAGTATTCTTTGATTTCTTTTACTTGTGCAGGTTCTTTTAATAAACTAACACGTTCTTTAATCTGCGGTAACCACTGATGATATTGTTTCCCTAATCCGGGACTAGCCGCACATAACATGTACCATTGTAGTTTAGGATGCTTACTAACACTTTCATTAAAGAAGTATTTGTTCGCATTATATTCTGTACTCATTACATAATATCCTGCAATGTCCCCTGAACCTTTCACATAACTTAACCATTTGATTAACATGAACGGCACAAACTTACGCTGTTGCTCGGGTGTAAGCCTATCGTAATAACCATAGTCTTTTTTGTCTAGTGCCGCAATTGCTTCAAACAAGTTGAAGTCTTGGTTCTCTAATTTTTCATCTGCGGGGATAGCTGGTTTTTTAGTTGCCATTAGAACGCCTGACTATAATCTACAATCTCACAGTTACGACTAATTTCTTTTACAAAATACACACATCTTGGCTTAGGACCATCTTCTATCGGTACACATAAGAACTGACCGTTCTTCAATCGAGGTGCATACCATGTTACATCGTGGTAAATATCTACAATCTCAATAGGTACAAAACTTGGACTAAAACTTGTGAGCGGGTTAAACTCAAACGCATTAAATCCTCTATCATTGATACTTGTGAGAGGTAATGTTTCTAAGTCGCCGTGTTCTTGTTCACCAATTAATATTTGCCAATCAATTGGCATTTTAATTGTCTGCTCACCGATCTTTAACACAAGAGCAGGACTGTTAAAACTTTCTAAAAAGATTAACGGAATATAATGATAATCTACATTTTGTGGATTGCTATTGTCTAGTATAGCAAAACGCAGGTCATCTATCTCTTCGGGAAGTGTTTCTAAATTATAGAATTCGTTGTCTAGGGTTAATATTCGCATGTTGCTATTCTATCACATTCTTATCTGTATGTCAACTTTTCTAAGTCAAACGGGTAGTTTGCTTCTTTATAAAAAGCCTTACGTTGGGTTAAGTGACGTTTGGCAAACTTGCAACTACTTGTTACATCCCAGATTTGGACGAAGTCTTTGTCCTCAGCTTTTCTAATTCCTCGTCCAATACTTTGGATAACTCGAACAAAGCTTTTTCCGGGTTCAATAAGTACAAGATTAAAAATACGGGGTATATTAATACCAACCGCAGCCACACCATAAGTGGCCACAATAATTTTATTCGTACTTGTAGCAATTTCATCATATTCCTCTTTCCTATCAACCATGTTAGTAGCACCGCTAACGAACACGCTATCGGGCAATCTACTAATCAACTCTTTACCTGCATTCACTCGGTCAACAAGGACCAATACATTACCTGTCTCTTTAATCTTTAAAATCAACTCGGCAATAGCATCAAGTCTATGCGTATCTTCAAGCAAATGTTTCAATTCACTTTGATAATTAGTAAACTCTACCTCATCTTTAAGTTGCACAATGTTAACGTGACATTGTGCTAATACACCTTGATCCTGTAATTCACTTGCACTTAGTTTACTGATAACAGGACCAAGACTTACAAATAACGATTGTGCTTCAAACTTAGCTTTAGGGATAGTTCCAGTCAATCCCCATCGAATTGGCACTTTAGCAAATACACCTGTAAGTAATGTTTTCAGTGCATCTGCTTTGGCCATGTGTACTTCATCAACCATTACACAGACAACACCTTCAATGAAGTCCATAATATCTGCTTCACCAGCTTTTGTTTTCTTAAGCATATTGTTAAGACTCTGCCAAGTACAGATAGTGTGTGTCTTGTTATATTCTTTACGATCACCAAAATATACACCAACATCTAATCCTAGATTAATATAGTCTGCTTCGGTTTGTGTTACCAAACTCTTGTTCGGGACGATAACAATACTACGACCATATTGTTCTATGCTGTGAGATAATGCGGCAGTCATCAATGTTTTACCCGCACCTGTAGCAATCTCTTGTAATGATTGTGGGTTCTTTAAGAAGTTGTTAACGATACTAATTTGATAATCACGCAACTCTACGGGTGTGCCTTCTTTGGGATGACCTTTAGGCCAGTTCTTATGAGCAAACGTTGCCTCGGACACTTCAGTAAACTCAAAAGTTGTAGTGTAATCTCTTGTATCTTCTAACTCAATGTCATAACCTGCATTGTCTAACAACGGGATGATTTCGGGAAGTAGATTGATATAGCTTGAGCCACCTAAACTGAAATAGCTTACCTTACCATTCCATCTACCGAGACGGACCGCAGGGAGATATCTTGCACCGGGAACTTCATACTCAAATAACTTCATCAGTGCTTTGCGCTCTGCTAGTTCAACACCTTCTATTTTTACGTTAACTTCATCTTTAACGATTATCTTACATTGTTTCATTTATTTCCTAAATTAACGGGTGATGAGTTAACACATTTTACAATTTTAAATAAGCTCACAGGAGGATCCATATACCCGTAGCTTCTATAATAATGTATCATAACAGGTTTATCATATGATTGCAATAACGATCGGTCTCTAATCAAATCAATATTCAAATCATTAATCAAATCTTCAGTGGGTTGATTTAACAAAAATAGTTGTCTTGAGGATGTGGTTGTCGATTCTGTTAAGCCGTCACATCCCAATTCTCCTAACCATTTAATAGTTTTTGCGATATCGGTAATCTCACACTCAACCCTATATCTAACTGCAAAATCAACCTTCATTGGATCTTCAAATTTAACAAAGTGTTCAATAACTGAATTACTTATGTTAATACCATATTGGACATAGTCTGCTACCATTTTTAAGTCATTGGTCAATGGTATATCTTTAATGTTATTATACAGAATTTCATTACAAGCGGCTATGTAGAAATAGCCATTATTGTAAATAAGTGTCGGCTCCCAATATTTAACAGTTTCGTAATCGCTAAGACTGTCGATAATTTGTCTAGTAATTGTACAGTACATAATTGTATCAAAATGATCGGCACTCATTGTAATCAATGATTTTAATACAGTAACACCGTATTCCATTTCATATTGTCTTTTATCCTTATGCCATTCCATTGAATGTATAGGATCCTTTTTTAATGCTGTTAGAAATCCTTTACTGAAGGGACTTCTAAAAATAATTTTATCTTTTATAATAGAAACAGATGCATTGGTATATTGCGGTGAGCTTTCTATTATGTTGCATTTCCATGGCAATTGTAATAGTGTATCTATATCAAACTTTTGTTGAGTAAATTGCCTTTTATATTTTAATGCAATTTTTCTAAAGAGACTATCCTGATTAGTAGTGATATTATTCTTAATGCCAATCAGATTAGTTAAATTATTAATAAATTGTAGGTCATACCTGCTCAATCGTATATTGATAAGCATAAAGGTGCCAACATCTTCAAGTGTCTTAAAATCCATTCTTTATTATATCACAGATAAACAGTATTTACAAACATAATGGTTAAAGGAGCATTGCTCCTTTATCGGAGAGGACTTATTGACGTTGCCTCTACGCACACTGCAGGGGTTATGCAGATTTCATACACGTTGTACGTGCAAGATTTTTCCAGTTGTTCGGGCTAATCTTCACTAAGTCAGCAATCTTCAAACACATACGCA